AAAGAAATAACTCAATGGAAGCATATAATTTTTTAAATGACTTACAAAGACTATCTGCACTAGATACTTACTTATCCTCTTTTGTAGAGGGTATTAATACATATGTTAAAAATGATGGAAAGCTACACGTTAGACTGTTACAACATAGAACAGCTACAGGTAGATTTAGTGGAGCAGAACCTAATATGCAAAATATGCCTAGAGGTGGTACTTTTCCTGTAAAGAAAGTATTCATATCTAGATGGGAAGGTGGTATGATACTTGAAGCAGACTTTGCACAATTAGAGTTTAGAACTGCTGCATACTTATCGCAAGACAGAACAGCAATAAAGGAGATTGAAAATGGTTTTGACGTACATAGTTACACTGCAAAAGTTATTTCAGAAGCAGGTCAAAAGATTACTAGGCAAGAAGCAAAAGGACACACCTTTGCACCACTCTTTGGAGCAACAGGATTTGGAAGGTCAAAAGCAGAAGCAGCGTACTACGAGCAGTTTACAAAAAAGTACGAAGGAATCGCACTATGGCATTCCAGATTGGCTAAGGAAGCTGTAACACACTTTAAAATAAAAACACCATCAGGTAGAGAGTTTTCATTTCCTGATGTGGCTAGAAGAACAAAGGGTGGTGTAACTTACTTTACACAAATTAAAAACTACCCTGTTCAATCTTTTGCTACTGCTGATATAGTTCCGTTAATATTAATGGACATAGACAGAAGACTAAATAAATACAAATCTTGTGTAGTAAATACTGTACACGATTCAATAGTAATTGATGTACACCCTAATGAAGTAGAAGTAGTAAAGAGTATAATAAAATATACTAATGATGATATGACAAGCACTATTAATAAACATTTTGATATAGATTTAAATGTTCCATTATTATTAGAAGCAAAAATAGGTAAGAATTGGCTTGACATGAAAGACGTAATGTGATATAACGTCTAGACCAATAGAAAAAAGGAGAAACTATGAGTGATTTAGTAACAATAAATACAGACAATTATGCAGTTATGGCAAAGGCTATGGGCATAGCAGGTGCTACTGTAGGCACAAAGACATCTAATAATTTAAATAGATTAAGAATATGGCATTCACCTATTATGGGTGAAGAAAAGGTTGGTGGTAAGCTAAAAAAAGTAGAAGTAGTAGAAGGTGGTGTCTATAGATTAGAACTAGTAGACGATGATACATCTACATACTACTACGCAAAGACAGCTAGAGTAAGACCTTTTATGCAACGCTATATGTTAAAAAGATATGAGTCTTTTAGTAATGTAAAAGATGGAGACCCTAAGGGTACATTCCATAAAACAATTATGTCTGATAATTTAAATACAGATTTAAAAGATAACAAAGGACATTTTAATTGTGGCAAACCTGCAGGATATATCAAAGACTTCAAGGCACTTCCTGTTGAAATGCAAGACCTTATAAAACAGACTAAACGTGTACGTGTCGTTTTTGGAACAATCAAATTAAATAATCCTACAGACGATAAGGGCAATGAGGTAGAGTTAGATGAAGTTCCTTTTATATGGGAAGTAGATAATAGAGATGCCTACAAAACTATAGGTGATCAATTTAATATCTATGCTAAGAAAGAAAAGCTACCTTTAAATCATTATATGATGTTAAAAGAAAGTAAAGAAAATCCAATGCAAAATGGTTCTAGTTTCTATACACCTGTAGCACTTGTAGATTTATCAGGCACAATAGGTATAGGTGAAGAAGACCATAAAACATTTTCTAACTTCCTTGATTGGATTAAAAATTATAATGATGGTGTCTACACAGCGTGGGAAAAAATAGTTCAAGAAAGACAGAGTGAAGTTACAGATGAAGATGTAACTACAATTAATGACTTTGTAGATGTGGACTTGAATGAAAAGTAATAACCCATTTGAAGTGCATGATATTAATTACTTATCACCTAGCAATATGAATACCTACATAAGTGATATGCCTATGTGGGTAGCTAGGTATCTGTTTGGTATTAAGTCAGGTAGTGGAGCAGGAGCAGTTAGAGGTATCGTTCAAGAAGCTGCACTAGCTGATAAATACAAGACAGGTAAGTTTGACTTTGATACATTACAAATGAAATTTATGAATTTGTGTGTAGAGTCTAACATTGATTTAGGAGATGTTAAAGTAGAAAAAGAAAGAAACCTACTACCAAACTTTGGTAAAGTTATTGATGAAAACTTTGACTATGAAAACTTAGAAGACTATCAAGAAAGAGTTGAAGTTCAATTTGATGATATGCCTGTACCTGTTATGGGATATATAGACTTTAGATTTAAAGATAAAATAGTAGACTTAAAAACATCAACAAGAATGCCATCTAAACCTACGGAAGCTCAAAAGAGACAGATGGCATTTTATTCTATGGCATACCCAAGTAGTAGTGTAGATTTATTCTTTGCTACACCTAAAGACTTTAAAAAGTTTACATTAAGTAATTTATCTGTGTACAAAAAACAACTTAAAAAAGTAGCTTTTAGTATACAGAAATTTTTGTCTATTAGTAATGATAGACATGAGTTAGCTTCTTTAGTGTATCCAAACTTTGATTCGTGGACTTGGAGTGCAAAATTAAAAAAAGAAGCAAAGAAAATATGGAGAGAGAGTATATGAAAAATATAGATGATATGGCAGAACTAATTAGAGAAAAAGAAAAAGAACTTCTTGAAATGAAAAAAGAATATAGAGAACGTAGAACAGAAGGGCTGCGTAGTGCTATAGAACAACGTAAAGAAGCTGAAAAGCTAGTGCGTGATGAGATGAAGGCACTTGGATACTCTGATGGATTTGGTTCTAATATACGTTGGTATAACTTCTAATTATGTCAGCGTATAGTGCTAGACAGATAGCACGTAAAAATGGGTATAGGAGTGGTCTAGAAGATAAGGTTGCTGAGTATTTAGCAGAGCATTCAATAAACTTTCTGTACGAAAAAGTTAAAATAGAATGGGAAGACCTTGCATATCGCACCTATACTCCTGACTTTGTTCTTGATAATGGTATTATAATAGAAACAAAAGGTATGTTTACTACTGCTGATAGACGAAAACATTTATGTGTAAAGAAACAACATCCAAAGTTAGATATACGATTTGTTTTTGAAAACAGTAACAGAAAACTATATAAAAATGCAAAGTCAACATATGCACAGTGGTGCATCAAGCATGGCTTTAGGTATAACACTAGAATCATACCTGAAGATTGGCTAAAAGAAAAAGGAATAAACAAATATCCTAAATTCATAAAGTTTTTAGGAAAAAAACTAGGGAGTTAATTATGACAATAGACATTACAACTAAATATCCATCTGCTTTTTACATAGAACTTTTGCCTGAGCTTGATGATGACAACAATTGGCAAGGTGGACTACAAGTAAATATTATTACATCTAAAGATAATCCTATGCCTGTAGAAAGCAGAAGAGACTTAACACATTTAAGTCAGCTTGTTGCAAGTTCTATAGCCTTTATGGAAAAGAATGTAGATTATGCAGACAAGCTAGAAGAGTTTTTAAAAGAACCTGAAGAAAAACCTGTTATCGAAGGTAATGTAATACACTTTAATTTTAAAACAGAAGGGAATGCATAATGGCTGCTAGTATAAAAGAAATGGTAGACTTTGAAGATGTTATACCAACAGATAAAAAGTCTAAAATGGTAAATAGAGAGTTTGTTGGAGATATGGTAAATCATCCACCTCACTATAATCAATACGGCATAGAATGTATTGATGCAATAAAAGCCTGTACAGGTAAAGGATTTGAAGCATACTTACAAGGTAATATACTAAAGTATCTTTGGAGATATGATTATAAAAATGGAGTAGAGGACTTGAAAAAAGCACAATGGTACTTATCTAAATTAATAGAGATTAGAAATGACAATACGAGTTAAGATGATGATTACAGTAGATATAGATACAGAAGAGTATACTGTACCTGCTGATGGTAAAGTTAATGATGAAATAGAAGATTTTGTCAGAGAAGCATTTTATGATTTAGAAGGTGCTGAAGTAAAAAATTTTAGAATAACAAGCGAGGAGATACACAAATGAAATCAAATGTAGCAAGTAAGTTACCTACAGACTATCAAAACTTTATAGCACTTTCTAGATATGCTAGATGGATTCCTGAAGAAAGTAGAAGAGAAGAGTGGTCTGAAACTGTCGATAGATATTTAAATTATATGCAAGAACATTTAGTACAGAAATATAATTTTGATGAGAAAGTTTTTTATGAACTAAGAGATAGATTATTTAACGATATTACAAATTTAGATATAATGCCAAGTATGAGAGCATTGATGACTGCAGGTAAGGCACTAGATAAGTGTCACGTAGCAGGATACAACTGCTCATACCTACCTGTAGACAGCCCTCGTGCTTTTGATGAGTGTATGTACATACTTATGTGTGGCACAGGTGTAGGCTTTTCTGTAGAAAGAGAAAATGTAGATAAACTTCCTATTGTTAATGAACACTTTGAAGACAGCACTACAACTATTAAAGTAGGTGACTCACGTTCAGGTTGGGCTAAAGCATTACGTGAATTAATTGCTATGTTGTATGTAGGACAAGTTCCTGAGTTTGACGTAGAAGATGTAAGACCTGCAGGTGCTAGACTTAAAACATTTGGTGGTAGAGCATCAGGTCCTGAACCTTTAGTTGACTTATATAGATTCTGTATTAGTATGTTTAAAGGTGCAGCAGGTAGAAGACTCTACCCTATAGAGTGTCACGATCTTATGTGTAAGATAGGTGAAGTTGTAGTTGTTGGTGGAGTAAGACGTTCTGCTCTTATAAGTTTATCTAATCTTGGTGATGACCAAATGAGACACGCAAAGTCAGGTCAATGGTGGGAGAATGAAGGACAGAGAGCCTTAGCCAATAATAGTGTAGCCTACAAAGGTAAAATAAATATGGAAACATTTATGCGTGAATGGTTAGCCCTAGTAGAAAGTAAATCAGGAGAACGTGGTATCTTTAATCGTAAGTCTGCAGTCGAACAGGCAGCAAGAAATGGAAGACGTAAAACTGATTATGCTTTTGGTTGTAATCCTTGTAGTGAGATTATACTTAGACCATATCAATTCTGTAATTTATCTGAAGTAGTTATTAGAGAGAATGACACAGAAGAAGACCTTTTACATAAGGTTGAGATGGCTACTATCCTAGGCACATTTCAAGCTACACTTACTGATTTTAAATACTTACGTAAAGTTTGGAAAGACAATACAGAAGAAGAAAGATTACTAGGTGTGTCTTTAACAGGTATTATGGACAGTAAGTTATTTAATGATGATAATACAATCTTTCTTGAAGATGGTCAACAAGTGTTTGATGATTCAAGAGTTGGTTCAATACTTACAAGATTAAAAGAAAAAGCAATTGAAACAAATAAAAAATATTCAGAAATGTTAGGTATACCTCAGTCAACTGCTATTACTTGTGTTAAACCAAGTGGTACAGTATCCCAACTTGTAGACAGTGCAAGTGGCATACATACTAGACATAGCGACTATTATATTCGTACTGTACGTGGTGATAACAAAGACCCACTAACACAGTTTATGAAAGAGAGTAGTATACCTAATGAACCTGATGTTATGAAACCTGATAGCACAACTGTATTTAGTTTTCCTATGAAATCACCTAAAGGTGCAACAACAAGAAATGATATGTCGGCAATAGACCAACTAAGATTGTGGCAAACATATCAGAAGTATTGGTGTGAACATAAGCCGTCTGTAACTATCTCTGTAAAAGAAGATGAATGGATGGAAGTAGGTGCATGGGTCTATAAAAACTTTGATGCTATATCAGGAATTAGTTTTCTACCCCATAGTGATCATACATATGCACAAGCACCTTATCAAGAAATTGGTAAGAAAGAGTATGAAACACTAAAAAATAAGATGCCTAAGAGTATAGATTGGAAATTACTACAAAATTACGAGAAAGAAGACAATACTGCAGGGTCAAAAGAGTTAGCCTGTAGTGCTGGAGTCTGTGAGGTCGTAGACATACAATCTACATAATCAGGTATGTTACCCTTCGGAGGGTGTGTTTCACCCCTCTGACGGTCTTTATATGAAGATAAATTTTAAAAAAGGAGAAAAATTATGAGAGAAATGTTAATTGGAGCAGCAAGAACCTATTATATGGGTATGATTAATAAACATATGTCTAATATGGAAATATTGCTTACAAATCCTGTAGGTATAGGTGAAGATGCTCATCAAGATATACAAGCAGTTATTGAAGTAGAGCTAGGTAAGATAGCTGACTATCATGATAAGTTAGAAATGTTACAAAAGTTTTTTATTAAACCTCAACAACAACAAGAGGAGAATAAGGATGTTGAAAAAAATAAGAAGTAGAAAAGAAAGAGGTCTTTCTAAATATGATGCACCTTTAGTTATACAGTATAATAAAGGTTACAATGCTTTTAAGAGAAATGAAAAATCACCTTACCATTTAAACTCTATGGCTTATAGAGAATGGTTACGTGGTTGGAATGATGCTTATAGCAAACAATATAAAAAGGTACAAGTAAATGAAACTAGAAGAAGAGGTAAAGAAGTATATGCAAGATAAAAATAAAAGTATGATAACTGCTAATGAGTATCAAATAGAAGCAAAGAAAACTGCTATCTTCCCTGCTAACAAAGCCCTAGAGTATTTATCTCTAGGGTTAGTAGGTGAAGCAGGAGAAGTTGCTAATAAAGTTAAAAAAATTATACGTGATAAAAAAACAGATGTAGATGTAGCAGGTGAGATAGGCGATGTACTATGGTACTGTGCTATGTTGGCTGATTACTTTGATGTTAACTTAGGTAAAATAATGAATGATAATATTAATAAACTACAATCTAGAAAGAGTAGAGGTGTGTTAGGTGGTAGTGGTGATAAGCGTTAGTTAAAACCTTTAAAGCCTTCTAACGATTGATAAAGTTGATCTTTAGAAATTTTTATGTCTTTTTTACTTTTCATAGTTTGATATATACTTAAAGCTGCACTATAATCTTTTGATAAACTTAAATCATCATTAAATTTTTCTTTATATATTCTTTGTATTTCTAGTCTATCAGATTTAGATAATGCGTCAAATGTAGCTTTTTGCCTTCTTCTCATTTCAAATAAACTTTGAGGATACAATTTAGGATTTAGTGTAGCTTCTCTTGCTATAACTTTCATTTGAGATAATAATTTTTTTAAATGGTCTCTCTTTCCTTGATCACTTTCTAGTCTATATTCTGTGTTATATCTAATAATATCAGGTAAAAATTTTTCAATCATTAATGCCATTTTTTGTTTTTGATCATTGTTTAATGCAGTATCTCCTACTATAGTTCTAGGAACAACTTCTGTATAATCAAAACCTAGTCTATCCAATTCTTTTTGTACAAATGTTTTTTCTTCTTGTTCAAATAATCCTGTTGTCTGTTTTAAAAGAGGATTAACATATGTCATTCCTGTTGTTCTATAGGGTGTTGCAGAAAATCCTATTCTTCTAGGTCCTGTTTTATTATATAAATTATAACCCAATATATTCATGCCATCTACGTCTGTATCTAATCCATCAAAATCACCTGTATCTGCTGTTTGTGGAAAAGAACGAGTTGCTTGTTTTGCAAAATAACCAAACATAGAAACATCTGTATTGTTTGGTACTTTTCTAAAATCAGGATCAATAATAGCAGACATATCTTTAAATACACCTGCACCTACAGTGTAAGAGTTTAAATAATCAGCTATTGTTCTATAGCCTAATGCTACAAACTTATCTCCTGACATATCTGATTCAGCATCATTTAATAATGTATTAAAAGTTGTATCAATAATTGTTGAAGCAGTTCCTGCTCTAGCTAACCCACCTGTAGCTGCGTATATAAAATCTCTTTTTATTCTGTTGTTTTGTGCTGTATTAGACAATCTAGGATTACCTTTTAGCCCAAGACTTTCTAGAGATACTTGTGTATCTATTTCTTTAGGTCCTATATCTAAACCTGATAAAGGATTTGAAAATTTAAATGTTTCTTTATCCATTTGTGGCATCATTCTGTAAATAAAATCTGCATACCAAGCAGTCATTGCAAAAGGACCTAGTGTTGCCTTTAAATCAAAATAACCTTGCCCATAAGGATTTTTATATTCAAATGTGCCTGTATCTTCAGTTCCTAATCTTGATCTAGCCTGTAGAAATCCATAAAGCATGGCAGTTCCACCTATCTGTTTTCCTAATCTTTCTGCAACAGTAGATTTGTTCATTAATTGCTGTTTTGTTTTAATAGCTTTATTTAAAGGACCTGTTGGTGTTGCTTTGTTTAATATTCCACCAAAATTAAACATTCCTAAGAGAGGTGTGTGTTCATATAAAAATCTAAATTGGTTAATTAAATATTTAGGAAAAGGTATTCCTATACTACCTACTTTGCTTTTACCTATAGTCATTACCAAATTAGCAAAACTATTAAAACCACCTTCTTTTCTATGAAACTTTCCTTGTTGATAAGTAAATTCAAGTGCAGATTCCATAGCATTAGCAACTAACTTATCGTCTATAGTTCTAAAATCGTCTTCTCGTAATATTGAGCGTAATGTTTTTCCATATTCTGCTTCTGTTAACATATTAAGTTCTCTTGCAAATATAGCACGTTTAAACATGTTATCACTTAAAGTGTTAAGATAATTTGCGTACCTTGCAAAAGCAACAAGACCACCTTCTGCTCCTGTAAGATTACCTATATCTCCCATCTCCTTAAATAACTCTTTTGCCATATCAGATTTACCAAAAACAGGATTTCTAAACATTTTATCTAAAGCATCTGTTGTAACAGTTGTTGTTCCTAATACTAAATCTTTTGCAAGTAATGCCTGTGCAGATGTTTTTAGTTGTGCAACACCAAGACGAACTGCATATCTTCCTGCTTCTTTAATTTGTTCATCTTTTATAAAAGGTATTCTTTTAGCATTACCACCTACTACATTAACTAAACCTTCACCTAAATTAGTTAGTGCATATAAATAATTACGTAAATAACCATTTGTTGTATTACGAGCAGTTGTAACAGCCTGTACTGTCATTAAACCAACACGACCTGTTACTGTTAATTGATTTACAACATCATCAACCATTCCTGCTTTACTAAGTCCTATTTTTTCATCTTGAATTTTTTTAGTTGCTTTAGCTGTAAAGTTACCACCTATAGATTGTAATTTACCATCTATAGCATTCATTTCTTTTAATAAATTTTTTGCTAGTCTTTTAGATTTACTTTGAGAACCTAGTCTTTTACCTGCTTCAGATATTTCTGCAGCATACAACATTCCTAGTTGTTCTATACTTACATTATGTTTTCTTAGTATGCTTTCTAAATCAGCTATAGGCAAAGATACATCAGGTGTATCTACACCTTTACCTAAATTAGGATCAAACTCATCTAACACAGATTTATTATCTAGTAATGCTCTTGTTATTCTTGATGAAAACCTTTCTGCTAAATCTTCTTTACTACCTTTGGTGTACCTTATAACTGTTTTACCACCATCTTTTATTTCTTTTATTCTAGGTTTTATAGAGTCATATATTTTAGCACCTGCCGCAGCAATGTTATCTAAAGTCTGTGCATCCATTGTTATACTAATTTCTTTAATTGGATTTTGAGTTAGCTGTTCTTTAGTTATTTTTTCTTTTAGTTTTTTACCTTTTGCTAACTCTTCAGGAATTGTTTCTTCTAAAGGTAATAAATCGTTTTTAAATTTTTTTGCTTGTTTTGCTAAGTTTGGATCATTAAAAACTTTCATAGATTCTTCGTGACCTTCACGAACAGCATCTGCCTGTCTTTTTATTGAACCCATAACAAGTTTTTCTGACTCGTAACTTGTACGTGTTTTATATGCACCTAATGCACCACCTAAAATACCACTTGTAGCAGCTGATATGGCAGCACCTGCTCCAACTTTACTAAAATCAATATCATCTTTACCTTCAATAGTTGCTTTTCTTGTAGCTTCTTGTGCTAGTATTGTTCCTGCAGCCACAGGTGCATCAATAGCAACAGCAGGTATTGCACCTCTTGCAGCACCTGCAAGTGCTTGACGTATACCAAACTTTATACCTTGTTGTGCCGCCAATGCTCCTGCTTTAGCAGTTCCAAAAGAAAATATACCTGCATATGTAGAGGGTGCAGTAAATACACCACCTAGATAGTCACCTGCAGCTTTCCAACCAAAGTCACTATCCATTTTATCAAATGTATCCATTAACCTACCCATTCTAGCACGACCTTTATTATCTGCTAGTGTTTGAGCATATGTTAAATCTTTTGTAGCTGTAAACTCATTTACATTTTGTCTACGAAAATGTTGCATATAAGCATCATATATAGCTTCTTTTTCTTTAAAACTATCGTTGTCATATCCTTGACCAAAAGTACCAAAGTTAGACCTTTCAATTAAAAAATCTCTAGCATCTTTTATAAAATTATCGTTATTTATAAGATACTCTTTGTTTAATTTTT